TGTGAAGGGTCGTCAACAAGGGTGCAGCACATGGGCTGCGGCTAGGATTTTTCATAAAATATCAACATCATTGGGTAAAAAATGCTTCATTCTCGCCAACACCGATGACGCCGCTAAAAACATTTTTGGTATGGTTAAGAATTACTACAACAACATGCCCGATGATTTCAAGCCTCCACTCTCTGTTAATTCCGCAACAAAAATGGTTATCGCAGATACAGGCTCTGGATATGCTATAGGTAGCTCCGGCAACCAGAATGTAGGGCGTTCTGGTGCTTATCAATACCTACACGGAACGGAGGTGGCGATGTGGCAAAACGGCTCTTACATTAGCGCGGGGCTTTTTCAAACAATCCCAGAGGGTGAAGGAACGGAGATTATTTTGGAATCCACCGCAAATGGCATGGGTAATTTATACCATAAAATGTGCATGGATGCTCTCAAGGGACTGAATGGCTATCGCTTGGTGTTTATACCGTGGTTTTGGCAGGATGAGTATCGCACACAAGGCGAGTTTACGATGACGCTCGATGAGGTTGAGCTTGCTGAACGCTTCGGGCTTGATAAAGAGCAAATATTGTGGCGCAGGAACAAGATAGCAAGCATGGATAGAGGAGAGCCGCATTTTAGGCAAGAGTTCCCATGCACGGTGGCAGAAGCCTTTGAAGCAAGCGCAGATGGTGCATTTATCGTACCTGAGGCAGTCCAGAAGGCTAGGCATACCATTACTCCAGCGTGGCTTACTGCGCACAATCCTGCGCCTGTGGTTATTGGTGTTGACCCTGCAGGTGATGGCAAGGATGCAATGGGTGTATCCATCAGGCAGGGGCGCATCGTTTATAAGAGCTATGAAGTACCAAAAAGCGAAGTTATACAAACCGCAACCATGCAGCTTGTGGGGCATATTCTGGGGTTGATTGCGGATTATAAGCCGAAAGCTATATTTATTGATACAATCGGCGTGGGTAAGGGTGTGTGTGACAGGCTTATAGAGCTTGGCTTCGGTGATTTAATCATTCCGGTGAATGCGGCAATCAAGGAAGGCGCAGAATCTAAATACCTGAACGCTCGCGCTCGGTGCTGGGGCATTATGCGCGATTGGTTTGATGATGAGCCGTGCATCGTGCCGGATAGCGATGTGTTGCAACAGGAGCTTTGCGGCTTCCAGTGGTTCTACACCAGCAATCGCCAGATACAGATTGAGGCGAAGGATAGCAAGCGGCGTAAGGAATTGCGCCTTGCATCACCCGCGCTAGCCGATAGCTTGAGCTACACGTTCTATCAGCCGTTATCGGAAGAGGTGCGAGGGCTGGAGCATATCCGCCCGACTAACCGCAGCAGGAATCCCGATGTGGTAAAATACTAATTGCCTTACGCCAAGTGAAAAATTTACCGTTATTTTTAAAGGTAAATAATTATGGCACTACCAACAGCAGCGCAGTTAAGGGCATCGGGTGAGTTGCGTAAGCAATACTCGCCGGAGCAGCTCGCGCTTGCTGGTTTGACCAACACTGAAATTCAGATGGTTCAGCTTGGATTTTCTGGCTCATTTGGGGCTGGCAATGCTAATGAGTTCCGCAAGCAAAACAGCCTGACGCTTAATGATAAGGGCAACGTACTCAACGCTCAGGGAAAGCTGGCAATTAGTCCAGCCGTTACGGATATTATCAACCAGCAGAACGCTAGGGCGGCGGCAGAGTATCAAAAGACTATCGCCGGATACTGGCAAAGCATCTCTAAAACCAAAAATCCTGACCTGCTCGCACAATACCCAACAGGAGTTGCAACAGCGGGGGATTTTCAGGTGCAGAAATCCGCCGTTGAAGAGCGTAAGCGTAGGTTGCAGGGCGCGGCAGCATCCAGCACCGTTAAAACATCCGGCGCGGGTGTGCAATCCACCGCCAAAAGCGCATTAGCGCAACTGTATGGGGTTTGATATGCTGGTAGCCGAAAAACACTACTCCTATTTGATTGATTGCCTGACAGCAACTTATAACAACTGCTTGCCGCATTGGAAGGATATACGCACCTATCTTGCGCCACGCTCTGCTTATTTCAATAATGAATCGGATAATGACGGAAGGCAGAATGACCAAGAGCTTGTGTCTAGCAATATCCTCCATGTGCGCAGAACAGCGGCGCGTGGAATGCATACGCTTATGTCCTCCAGTTCCATGCGGTGGTTTCAGTTTGGTTATGATGACAAGCAGCTTGCCGACTTCCAGCCAGTGAAGGAATGGCTCTATAATTCTGGTGAGGTAGTGAGAACCATTATATCCGGCTCAAATATCTACAACAAACTAGAGCCGCATTACCTTACCCAGATGGATTACGGCACGAGCGTATTGATGCTTGAAGATGACGATGCGGATATTATCCGCGCATATTCCTTGGCGTTTGGCACGTTCATGATAGGCACAGATGCGGCGGCGCGTGTGGATACACTCCTGCGCATGGTGCAGCTTAACAGCTATCAGTTCGTGATGAAGTTCAAGGACAAAACCCCCGCTGTTGTCAAGCGGCGATATGACGAGGGCGATTATAAAACTAAATACACCGTTTACCATATCATTGAGCCAAACCGGAATTATAAAAAGGGCAGTAAGCTTTCCCAAGATAAAAAATGGGCTTCTGTATGGATATGGAAAGATAAATTGGGGCAAAAAGAAGGCTTCCTGAGCATCAAAGGTTATGATCTCAAGCCGTTCATGTGCAGCCGGATGCATGTTACTGGTGATGATGTCTGGGCTTATGGTTGTGGCTCTGTCGCACTCAGTGATAATAAGGCAAGCAATCTGCTGGATAAGCGCATTTATCAAGGCATTTCGCAACAGGTGCGCCCCACAATGCTTGCAGATAGCGGCCTTCAAAATGCCTTTTTGTCAACGGATGCAAACGATACCGTTTATGTGAATGGCTTGCTTACCGGAGCAAATCCCTACCGCAAAGCATTTGAGATAAACCCTGATTTCCGTATGGCGGTTGATAAGGTGAATCTGCTGGAGGAGCGCGTTAGGAGTGCGTATTTCGTTCCGCTGCTCACCACAATGCTGGATATTGCAAATCGCCCCGCCTTAACAGCCGCGCAAACTCTAGCAACGCAGGATGAGAAATTATCCATGCTCACGCCTCTGGCGGAATCCACAGCGTTTGATCTGCACTCACCGATGATTGATTTCATTTTTCAGTCGGCATGGCTGCGCGGCAAGATAGCCAAACCGCCTAAAGAGCTAGAAGGCAAGCCGCTTATGGTTGAGTTCATCTCTACACTTGCACAGGCGCAAAAATCTAAATCTGTTGCGAATGTTGAGCGATTCCTTGAATTGGTGGAAACTCGCGTCATGCCTGTTTATCCTGATGCTATTGATAAGCTTAACTTGGATGAAACCATTGAGGAGTTCGCGGATTCCTTAGCCATATCCCCGCAAAACATTCACGCGGATGATGTCACGGCGCAGATACGCCAAGCAAGGCAGCAAGCACAGGCAGAAGCGGCGCAGCAGCAAAAATCCATGATGGACGCAGAACGCAACCGCACGCTGTCACAAACGGATACATCCGGCGAGAATGCTTTAACAAGTGGCGGTAATTATGCAGCCTAAAGATGCAGCGCAGCAGCTTATGCTTGAACATTGGGGTGAGGTTATGCGCTCCCCGTCTGGCAGGTATGTTGTGGCAATGATACTTCGGGATTGCGGGATTGATACCATTCCCCATTCTGTAAGCAGCAAGCACCACTCCACCTATCTTGTGGGCAGGCAGAGTGTGGCGTTAAATCTTTTGGAGTTCCTGAAACTTCAATTTCCAAAAGAATATATTTCAATGCAACTAGAAGAACTGGAGAAAAATATCAATGACCGAAACAACGCAAGAAACAGCAGTAACGGAAACAACGCAAGTGACGGATGGAGCAGTTAGCGAAACTGCCACCGCAGAACAGCCGGTATCCAAACCCTCAAGCATCGCGGAAGCTTTGGGCGTAGAAACTCCTGCACCAGAAGCCACGCCAGAGATTGAATACACTGATTTCTCCTTGCCAGAAGGTATTGCGATGGATGATGGCTATATCACATCACTCAAAGATTTTGGCAAAGAAAGCAAGCTCCCTCAAGAAGCCCTGCAAAAGCTCGTTGACCTTCGCGTTGAAGGCGATAAGGCATTGCTGAAAAGTTGGGATGAAGCAAAAACGGAAGCCATGAAGGCAGAGGCGCAAGCTTGGAAGGAGGAAGTCCAGAAAGACCCTGATGTTGGCGGTGCAAAGCTTCCCGCCACGGTAGCGGGAATTGATAAGCTCTTTGCAAAGGTTGACCCAAGTGGAGAGCTAAAGGATGCCATGATGGAATCCGGCGCGATGTTGCGCTTGCCATTCATTAAGTTCCTCTCGGCTATTTCGCAGCAATTCGCGGATGATTCCATTGATGGCACAACCACAACAACAGTTGCGGCAGAAAAGAAAACATACATGGGCTTAGAGTTATAGCACCCTATTGCAATTCATGAATTTTACAGATTCAAAAAATATGTTGCTAACGGTTTTGTGAAAAATTTACCTTTTTTAATAGGGCGCAATTCTCTTTTAAAAAAGGTTATTTTATGACTGTTTATGGTTCAGAAACTTACACACTGATGGATTCGCTCAAGGGGCGCGATCCTGATGGTCGCCTTGGCGATATTGTCAATGTAATGGGGCGCGCTGAAAATGTCGTTATGGATATGCCTTGGATGGCAACCAACGATACTACAAGCCACGTTACCCATGTCAACACCAGCTTGCCGGAAGTATTCTATGGTCGCGCAGGTCGCGGTATCGCTGCCAGTAAAAGCGATGTTGATTCTGTACGGTATGGAGTTGCTTCGCTGGAAACCCGCATGGAAGTTGACCACAAAACCTTCCTTACTTGGGGTGAGGATTCCGGTCGCTACATGAAGCAGAAAATGGATGAGCACGCAATGGCTCTGGGGCAGAAGCTTGAATATACTATCTTCAACGGTTCTACTGCTATCAATCCTGATTCCTTCAATGGTCTTTCCAAGCTCTATAATGATACTTCGCTTGAAAATGGCGCAAATATCATTGATGGCGGTGGTGTAAGTTCAGTTAATACATCCATGTGGATTATTGATTGGCATCCCACGGAAATGCACGGCATCTATCAGAAGGGCTTCCCTGCTGGCTTGCAGATTCTCCATGAGAAAGATGCTTCTGGTGATGGTTGTATTTCCAAGCCGGATGCTAACGGCTATCCGGTGCGTATGCACTCCACGCTCATGTCATGGTCTGCTGGTATCTCCATCACGGATTGGAAGCGCGTGTGCCGTATCGCCAACATTGATGTAAACCTGCTCAATACCAATAACGCATCCCAAGCTAAATTGCCGGAGCTTATTGTTAAGGGGCTTGCTCGCGTTACGAAAAAGGGCGGTAAGAAAATCATCTATGCAAATGCGGATATTTTCACCAATCTTCAGCTTCAAGCGCAGCGTGGCTCATATGCACAGCTCGGCTACATGACCGCCAATAACCAGTTTGGCACAAGCTTTGAAGAACTCGTATGGAACGGCATACCTATCCGCCGCGCCGATGAAATTCTTTCCAGCGAAGGTGTGGTATCCTAATGAGCAGCATAACCAAAAGCTTTACAGCTACAGGTTCGGGCAATGACCTTTATGTAGGTGTGGGTAAGTCCTTCATCTACAATGCCTCTGGCGCAACCATCACAGGTGCGGTGCGGCTGGAATATACCGAGGATGGCGTAAGCTACACCACGGCGGAATCCACCACAGCTACGGCAGCAACCTTGGCGTTATCGGGTGTAAAAACCAATAACGGCAATGTCCCGCGCCGTTACCGCTTTACCTGCACATCCTACACTAGCGGCACAATAACCGCCGTTCTGTCGGATGTGGAGGCAACCAGCATCGTATTGCCTAAAACCGCTATTGGCGGCATGGAGGGCGTGGGTGTAGTCAATCAGCCTTCTAGCGGTGTTATCGGCTGCTCAGTTTCCCAAATCGGGAATCTTGTCACGCTGGATTTCACGCTGGATAAAGTGCGTTTGACAGTCACGGATGCGGCGGGTTCTGGCTCTTCCGGCTCACATAAGCTGTTTGATTTTGATAATGCTATCATCACACCGATTGCAGCGTTCCAGAATTACACAGGATTTGTAGAGGGTTCTGCCCTTACTGGCGGCGCAGGAGATGCGGCTTTTGTTATGGGGCTTGGCTCTGCGGCGTGTAATGCCGGAGATGCTGCGCTTACCTCCACCGAAGTTGATTTCGGCGCAGTAACTGGCACGATAACACTTTCTGGTGGCACTGGCACAGGCAAAAAGGCGGGAATCACGGCTATTACAGGTCTGGATGGTAGCTCAACAGCTATTGACCTTTACCTCAACTGGTCTGGCTCTGCCGCAACCATTGATGCTACCAGCACCATAGATGTTACCGGAACGCTCAGCGTTACCGTACTCTTGCAACATGATGTTTAAATAAAAGGAGAATACCCATGTATACCGATGACCGTACTTATTTCAGCGATGGACAGGCTATTACAGCCTCCGCCGCTTCTACCAATAAAATAGCACTCACCACTCCCTCTGACCTTGGCAAGCTCCGGAAGGGCGTTATTAACATTGTTGTCACTGAAACCTTTGATGATACTGGCGATAATTCCACCGCTGTTGTCACATTGCGCACCGATGATAACGAGGCTTTCGGCAGTGCTGCAACCATCGCCACTTTGTTTACCATCACTAATGGCTTAGCGGCTGGCACAGAGTTTAACTTTGAACTGCCTTACGCTAACTCCGTGCCTTATCAGGATTACATTGATTTGTATTTCACGGTAGCTAACGGTGATTTCTCACAAGGTAAAATCACGGCTCGCATAGTGTTTGATGCAGAGATTGCAACATTCACAGCGCAGGGTCTAGCGTAAACAACAAGGGGTGATTTATGGTTTTCCGATACAAAGCATTGGGTGATTTCAGCGTTTCCAAGCCGCACTATATATGCGGCAAAAAAGGCGATGTTTTCACTAGCCCCACTGAAATTGTGCATCACTTATTGCACGATCTCAGCAAAGGCGATGTTGTACTGGAAAAGCGTAAGTCACCCTTTGAAGCTGCCGTACAGGCGGAATCACTGAAAGAGCCTTATTTCCTCAAGGAGCGCAAGAATAAATTTGGGGATGGTGATGTTGTAAATGAGGTTACGCAGGTAGCAATCGTTGAAGATAAGCTGGAAGATATTGTTACCGCCATATCTGCCCTTGACCCTGATACAGATTACACAAAAGCCGGAAAACCCCGCGTTAAACTGATAGCTGAGTTTGTTGGTTATGATGTGGAAGAATCCGCAGTAGCGGAAGCCTTCGCTGTGTTCAACAGCCGTAAAAAAACGAGTGACTAATGGGTATCCCTGATGGCAAGCACCAAAACGACTATTTGCAACATGGCGTTATTGCAGATAGGCATCAGCCGCCTCATTGATAATATAGATAGTGACAATTCAGCCGCCGCCGTTGCTTGCCGCCTTTATTTTGACCACTGCGCTGGTCTGCTTCTGCGCGCTAAGGTTTGGGGGTTCGCTGAAAGGCAGGAAGCTTTACAATCCCTTGGCACTCCGCCGGATGATTGGCTATATCGCTATGAATATCCAGCCGCCTGTAAGCGCATCAATATGCTGTATAACGGCGCAACTCGCAATCATGATCGCAATGATATTCCCGCCTACAAGGAGCAGTCAAACCCTAGTGGTGGCAAGGTCATCCTCTGCGATGTTGAGAATGCCGTTATTTTGTATAACTGCTTGATAGAGGATGAGGAGGAATTTACAGAAGAATTTGTGCAGATTCTTTCCTTGCTCCTTGCGCAACATATTGCTCCAACCCTCAAGGCAGATGCTGCATTGGTAGCGGAAGTGAAAAAGGCTTATCAGGTCTGGCTTTCCGAAGCAATCAAGATAGAAAAAACCCAATCCAAGCCGGATATGCAGCAAGAAAGTGAATTTGTGCGGATAAGGTATTAGCATGAAGTCCAGCTTCACAAATTTTAGTTCTGGCGAAGTCGCGGAAGAGTATCACGGCAGGGTTGATGCGGATTTTTACCGCGCCGGATTAAGTAAGTGCCGTAATTTCACTGTTGACCTTTCGGGCAGTTTATCTAACCGCGCAGGGCTGAAATTCATTGCTCCAACGCGGTATTACGGTAGGAAATCGCGGGTTATCAAGTTCCAGTTCAATCAGGAGCAAACCTATATCCTTGAGTTGGGGCATCTCTATATGCGTATCATTAAGGATGGGGCGCAGGTTCTGGAGTCTGCAAAAACCATCACAGGCATTACACAGGCAAGCCAGGGTGTTTTTACCAGTGCCTTGCATGGCTTTATTGATGGTAACGATGTTTTTATTGAAGATGAAGCAGGAATGGTTGAGGTGAACGGCAGGTTTTACCGCGTATCCGATGCTACCCTCAATGATTTTAAGCTCAAGGATTATCTGGGTAACTATCTGGATACATCCACTTATACGGCTTTTGCTGGCGGCGCGATTGTTTCCCGCGTCTATACGCTGGTAACGCCTTATGAAGAAGATGATTTGTTTGAGCTGCATTACGCGCAAAGCAATGACGTTATTACCATCACTCACAACAACTATTTCCCGCGTGATATAACCCGCACAGCGGATGATAATTGGGTTATCTCGCAGTTTGAATCTAACAACGGCTCGTTTAGAAATATCAACATAACCCCTACTACCGTTAGGGCTTCCGCCACAACAGGTAGCATCACGCTTACTTCCAGCGCAGCACTATTTGAAAGTTCCATGGAAGGCGAATTATTTTATCTGGAGCAAGAGCCGGATGATAGCACCGCTGTATGGCAAACCGCTATTGCGAAAACCACAAACGATATAGTGCGTGCTTTCAATAATTATTATAAAGCCCTGAACTCTAAAACCACTGGCGATGTTGTGCCTACGCATATCGTGGGTTCGCAGAAAGATGGGGATGATGGGGTGCAGTGGCAATATCTTCATTCTGGTTTTGGTATTGCTCGCATCACCACGGTTACATCCTCCACAACCGCGCTTGCGGAAGTCACAAAAACATTGCCTTCACTGGTCGTTAGTGGCGCAACCACGCAATGGGCGCAAGCAGCATGGAGCGCAACACAGGGCTACCCTGCTACCACGGCATTTTACAAGCAACGGCAATGGTTCGCGGGTGTGCCTCAAAAGCCAAATGGTGTATGGGCTTCTGCTACAGGTGCGCGTAATGCGTTTGGTATTGGTGGGGATGTGCTGGATACAGATTCTATCCGCACAGAACTGGATACGGTGCAACAGAATATCATCCGGCATTTACTCCCATTCCGAAAGCTTATCGCCCTTACTTCGCTTAATGAACATTCTATTGATGGTGAAAACGGCATTATTAAGGCATCGCAGCCGCTTAATGTGCAGGTAGAAGGTTATAACGGCGCAAATGGTATCATGCCATTGGTGATTGGTAATAATGCCTTATTTGTGCAGGATTATGGTAGCGAGATTTATACGCTTTCCTATAGCTATGAAAATAGCGGCGGGCTGCTAGGGGCAGAGATAACCCAATTATCCCAACATTTATTCCGCAATAAAACGGTGCTGGATTGGGATTATAGCAAATATCCGCAATCTATTATCTGGTCTGTCATGGATGATGGCACGCTCAATGGCTGCACTTTCCGCGATAAGCTCGTGGCGTGGCATAGTCATAGCACCGATGGGGAGTTTGAGAGTTGCAGCACTGTGAGGGAAGGGAACGAAACGGCTGCATATTTCGTGGTAAAGCGCGAAGTGGACGGCAACACCGTGCGTTACATTGAGCGCATGGCTTCAAGGGTTCTGGATATTCCCCAACATGATGCTACAAGGATAGAGCGTTTCAATGCCCTGAGAAGCGCTCTATTTCTGGATTCAGCAGTGAGTTATGACGGCAGGAACACAGGCGCAATCACACTCACCCTTTCCGGCGGCACAACGTGGGATTCTCCAGAAACCATCACCGCCACGGCTTCCAATATATTGTTTAAATCCTCTGATGTGGGCGATAAAATCAATATATGGATTAGCACAGGCAGCGGCGATAGTGAGGAAGTCAGCAAGCTTTCCCTCACCATAACCGCATTCACAAGCAGCACGATTGTTTCTGTAACACCAAACCGCACGATTCCATCCGGTTATCGCTCCGTGGCGTTCACGGATTGGGAGTTGGCGCGGGATAGGTTTTTCCCGCTTCACCATCTGGAAGGCGAGGAAGTCACGGTGCTTGCAGATGGCTCTGTGGTTTCCGCCACCGTGACCGACGGAGTGATAACGCTGGATGACCATGCGGCTGTTGTCCATGCGGGGCTTGGCTATACCAGCGAGATAGAAACGCTTGATATAAACATCGCCGGAACAAAAGCAATGCTTTCCACTATCCCCACGGTCTATATCGGGCTGGTAAATTCCGTGGGTGGTGAGGTTGGGGCAATCGCTGGCTTCAAGCAAATGGAATCTATCAGGCTGCGGGATTCTGAAAGTGGCTATGACCTTCCGCCACTTCCTGCCTCTGAAATGTACGATGTCACCCCTTCGCATGAATATAGCAGAAAGGGCAAGGTATGCGTTCGCCAGAGTGATCCGCTTCCCATGTGTATCACAAGCATCACGCCGGAAATTAAAGGGGGTAGGGAATGACACCGCAGGAGCAAAAAGCGATTCTGGATAAAAAGAACGCTGAACTGGCGCAGCTTTATGCTGCTCGCACGCCGGAAGATATTAAAAAATGGCAAGCAGAAAATGGGACTATCAAGGCAAAGCTGGAAAAGCTCGCGCCATTTATCCGTACAGATTCCAGCAAGGGAAGCCGCAATGCTTCCAGTTATGTGGATGTAGAGGCATATAATAAAAAATACCCCAATGAAAAAATCACCAATGATGATTATATCAAGCTGCGAGGGCAGGAAGGTGAATTGCGCTATTTGCTGGATGGACCGCAAAAAGATGCGTGGGTTTCTAAATATGGTAAATATGTTGCGCTTGCTGCAGTGGCTGCGGCTGGTGCTGGCATGGTGCTTGCCGCTGGTTCTGCTGCAACTGCGGGAGGAGCGGCTGGTGTTGCCTCTTCCAGCGGAACAGCCGCCGCCGGAACTGGCGCGGCTGCTAGTGGGACGGTTGCAGCAGCAGGTGGCGCGGCTGGAACAGCCGGAGCAGCAGCCACCGTTGCCTCTACACTTTCCACGGTCAAGGATATATTCTCCGGTCTTTCTGCTGCTGGTTCGGTCGTTCAGGCGGTGGGTGGGTTGCTTTCTGCCAATGAATCCGCAAGCGATACGCTGGATGCCGCCATGCGCCAGCAAATCGTGGCAGAGGTCAACGCTAAATCGCAGGAAGCAGCGGGGGAATATAACGCCAAGCAACTAGAGCGTCAGGCTTCCTTCCTTGAAATCTCCGCACTGGATGCCATGAATCGCGGCGCATATAAGGCGGGGCAAACAGTCAGGGAAGGTGTTGCTACCAATGCCACAGCAAGGGCAAGTCAAGCAGGAAGCGGAACACTGGTAGATACAGGCACAAACCTTGATGTTATCGTTCAGAACGCACAAATGGCAAAGCTCAATGCCATGACGGAAATCAACAATGCCAAACGCGAGGCGTTCGGTTATCGCGTAAGCGCGGAGGATGCTAAAGCACAGGCAATCAATACCCGCGAAGTTTCCAAAACTAACGCCGCCAATATCCGCCTTGCTGGTCAGTATGGCATTATGGATGCCAAGGATGTCGCGGGGGATGCTAAAACCGCCGGATATATCAATGCCGTTTCCAGCCTTGAAAACGGTGTGAATAGTGTTGCCAAACTTTTTGACCTATAGGTGAATCATGCCAACCGTTCCCATCATCACGCAGAACACACAAACGCAGGGCGGCGCAGTCGTTGGCGGCAGGGCTACCACGCAAGCAACCAATCTTTCCTTACCCGATAAGCCCATCACAAACCAGACCAATAAAGCGATTGCCGGGGCTGGCGGCATTATGGCAGAGATTGGCTTTGAACGTGCCGCCGCGATTAAGGATAAGCTGCGGAAAGTTTCTTTGCTGGAGTCGCAAAACTCCCTCAATGAATTTGAGCGTGAGCAGAAAAGCATCATCCAGCAGAGTAAGGGAAAAAATGCTATCGGTATTGCACCGGAAACCGGAAAGAAGTTTGATAGCTATGCCGATAAGCTTTACCAGAACGCACCTGATGACGATACCCGCCTTGCACTCAATGAGATGCTCATCAGCCGTAAAGCTGCCCTCCTTGATTACGCACAGGGCTATGAGGATAGGGAAATTGATAGTTATTCTAATCAGACCTACAAGGATAGCGTGGATTCCGCCCTGCAACGCGCAGGGGATAACTTTAATGATTTCGGTGCGATAGAATCCAGCATCAAGCAGGCAGAAGATACCTACCGCATGTTCGCGCAGGAAAACGGCTATTCTGCCACCACTACAGATTTAGGATTAAAGAACATCCGCAGCGAAGGCGTTTACAGCGCATTGGAGAATATGGCGAACGTATCGCCTGAATCTGCCGCTAAATACTACGATTACTATAAGGATGAACTCACAGGTGATGCCGCAAGCAAGGCTCGCAAGCTCATTGCTCCCATTCAGCGGCAGGTCAAGGTTAATAAAATCGTGTCGCAGGTAGAAAACGCCGCCACACCTGTTGTTTCTGTTAATGATGCGCTGAATTTCGTTATGAATGACCTTGAGGGCGGCGATAAAATAACCGCTGATACAGGCGGGGTCACGCGTTACGGCATATCGCAGAATGCAAACCCTGATGTTGATGTGAGTAAACTAACGCCGATGAAGGCGGCTTTTATCCTGCGGCGGGATTATTACGATAAGGTCGTTGACCCAAACATGCCACCGGACATGAAACTGGTTGCCTTTGATGCCGCCGTGAGCCACGGTGAAGGCACAGCAAAGGAACTCATCAAGCAATCCGGCGGTGATGCGCGGTTGCTGCTTGACCTCCGCGCCAAGGAATATACGCGCCTAGCGCGGGAAAACCCCGATAAATACGGAAAATATCTGGATGGCTGGAAGAACCGCTTGAGTAAGGTTGAAACCCAGATAGATATGATGCGCGGAACTCCGGCGGATGCCGCCACGCAGGAGTCGCTCGTTGCCAAGCTTTCCGGCGGCGATAGCGAAGTTTATACCGATGCTATGGAGATTGTCCAGAAACGCACAAAAGCACGTCAGGAGGCACAGAAGGGCGCGTTTGATAACGCCAAGCTGGAGGCGTTGCAATACAAAGTTCAGGGCTTGCCTATTCCTGCCTCGGTTGAGGTTAAAATGAATCCCGATGATGTGCTTAAAATGCGCGAGGAAAAAACAGACCCGCTTGTGTATGAAAAAGTTAGGGCGGATATTCTTTCCGGCAAGCCAGTTGTTTTAGCAGATCATGCCTTCCAGTTAGGTGAAAAATACTATGAGCTTGTTAAACTTCAGCAAGACCCGAAAGCGCGGGAAAGCGAACGCTCTATTGATGATGTCCTTGGCAGCGCAATCCGCATCAGCTTCGGTAAAACAGAAACCGATAACAAGAATCAGGCAGCGGAGATAGAGCAATTCCGCAGGAGCTTTTACCAAAGGCTGGAGGAGGCAGAAAAAGCCAAGGGCAGCAAGCTTGACTACAAAGAAAAACAGGCGGTGGCGGATTATATCATGCAGAAAATCCCCTCCGGTTCTATGTGGCACAGCGATAAGCCACTATGGGAATCTGCGCCGGAAGATGTCCAGAAATTCCTAAAAAGCAATAATTCCATGAAGGATACCTCCGCCGAATTTCAACGATTCCTTAGCGAGTAACCATGCCAATAGTTCCCACAGATAATGCACCCAATGAAGCCGCTACCCGCGCAAGCCTCTATAATGGCATGAAAAGCAACCCCGATGCCGCCGCGAAGGATTGGGATTTATCGCAGCAATCCGGTATTCCTACGGATGTTATTTCGCGCAACCGCGATAGCGTGCAGAAGCAGATGCAGACCTCACGCTATTTTGATGCGCTGGATAGAAACAGGCTTGCAGACGAAGCCCCTAAGCTCGCGCAGGCAGTGCAAGAACCAGCCACGGCTGCAGCGGTGCATGATGATATTGATAACCTCAAATACTTTGAAAAGCCACTCACTAACCTAGAAAGGCTTAGTGGCTCATGGAACAAGGCGGCGTATAACTCGGAACTGGATGCGAAAAAACGCGCCGTTGCCGGAAAAAACCTGTGGGGCAATGAGCAGTTCACACAGGAGGATTTTAACACACTCTTGCAAAAGCCAGACGATACGGATTACCAGCTTAATTTTATTGCAGGTATGCCAGCCGCAGCGCGGGAGCAAGTGCCTGTATTTATTCAAACAATAAAAGATGCTGGCTTAATGACTGCTGCTGGAGCAGTCGTTGGTGCTGGGGTTGGGGTGGTGGCGGGGGTTGCTACTGGCGGCGAGGCTACCGTGCCGCTTGCCCTACAGGGCGCAAAAAAGGGAGCGCAGATTATGGGCGGTAGGGCGGTATTCGCAGCAACCGCAAAAATAGAAGCAGAATCCGCCTATGCCGATATGGTGATGATTCAAAACAAGGATGGAAAATATATTGAAAAGGATATTGCCAAGGGCGCGGCGTTGTTCGTGGGCGCGGTCAATGGCAGCCTTGAGGGGATGGGCTTTAAATCCATTGCAAAGCAATTCCCCGGTGCAGATAAAATAGCGGAGCAGTTCGGGCGCAAGGCGGTTAAAAAACTACTGGAGGAAGGCAAGGGCGCGGCGTTTAAGCGCATCGGTGCAGCGATGGCGGAGGGCGGAATAAAAGAAGGCATCACCGAAGGCTTGCAGGAAATAGTCGGCATGGCTGGGGAGGAGCTTGCGCGGTCATTCTCTAAAAAGAACATGGAAGTATTCAGCAAGATGGATGACTCCCAAAAGGCTGAATATATCAGCGCAGCCATAGATAGGGTGTTGCTTGCCACGGAAAAGGGGGCGCAGGGCGGTATTGCCCTTGCCGGAGGTGGAAAGGCTATCAATGAGGTGTATTCTGCGGCGGCAGGGCGCAATAAGCACGCGGGTGAGCAAGACCAACTGGAGGGCTTAAAACAGGCCGCCAGTGAAAGCAAAACCCTGCAACGCTCGCGTGAATTATTCTACAGCATCACCAATAAGCAGATGGATGCCAAGGTTTACATCAAGGCAGATAAAGCGCAGGAGCTTTTCCAGTCCGGCGGCTATCAGGAGTTCGTGGATTTCGTGCCGGAAGCAGGGGAGCAAATGCAGCAGGCGGTTGCTCTCGGTGGGGATTTAATCCTCCCCGCCAATAAAGTTTCCGCCGCGCTCGCTTCCGGCAAGTTTGATAATATCATGCCGGAAATGCGCCTATCCTTTGATTCCGTCACAGAATCCGAGTTTAAGGATATGATGGATAGAATGCCCGATATACCGGAGGATATTACACCGCAAGGGCTAACCCGCGATGAGGAGGTTTTCCGCAACGTGGAAACCATGCTTCTTAATGCGGGGAACACGCCGGATGTTGCCGCCAAACAGGCAACGCTCTGGAAACAGACTTACGCCACCTTATCGGAGCGTATTGGGGATAATACCGAAGCCCTTAAAAAACTGGATGACCGTTTTAATAATATCACCATTGAGCGCGTCCAGCAGGATACCCCGCACCGTGCGGATTTAACGGATGCCTACATAGAGGATTTGCGCCGCTACGCCCTTAATCCCCCTGCTATCAAGGCGGAAAAGCCGCTAACCTCCTATATCCGCAAGGGCAAGGTTAAAATAGGCTCGCAACTGGATGCAGATTTGCGGAACGCAGGGATTACCCCCAAAACCAATCCGGGGCTTTTTAGCAAAAAAGGCACAGTCGGGGATGTGGATAATCTGCCGAGGGCGGAGGTTGGTAATCAGTTTTCCAGTGACCAGACAAGCGGCGATTATGCAGATAGGCAAGAGGCTCTGGACGCGCTTATTGCAGAGTTTTCCGCCGTTCCGGTGGATACCTCACCGCAAGCGCAACAGATTGCAGGGCTGGAGCAAGCGGGGGTGGATGTCAAAACCGCCACACCGGAGGATATACGCAAGGCGTTGAGCGGGGAGTTATTCCAAGGTGAGCGCGGCTCGTTCCGCCCTGCGTCTAATGTTATATCCCTGTTTGAACATAGCGACCTCTCCACCTTCCTGCATGAGTCGGCGCATTTTTTCCTTGAGGTGATGAATGATGTTGCCTCCGGTATGGAAGACGGCACACAGCTAAAACAGGATTGGCAGGAAACCCTTAAATGGCTTGGTGTGGAGGATTACAGCCAGATAAAAGTTGAGCAGCATGAAAAATTTGCGCGTGGCTTTGAGCAATACCTCATGGATGGCAAAGCTCCCTCTATGGCACTCCGCCGCGCTTTCCAGTCTTTCAAGGCGTGGATGACCCGCATCTATAAAAATGCCAAAGCCCTGAATGTGGAAGTATCACCGCAGGTGGCAAAGGTCTTTGATAGGATGCTTGCCACGGATGAGGAAATCGCCAGCCTATCGGTCAATCCGCTTTTTGCGCCGGATGCAGAGATTCTTGCCAAACTCACGGATGAGGAAAAAAAGGATTACGCCAGTAAGCGCACCAAGGCAGAGGAAAAAGCCAAGGAGCAGTTGCTCCGTAAAATGCTGCGGCAGGTGGAGCGGGAAAACAAACAATGGTATAAAGCCGCGCGGGAAGGCGTAACGGCAGAGGTCACGGAACGCTTTAACGCTTCCCCGCTCTACCGTGCTATCCACTTCCTGCAAAAAGGTGAGTTGCTCGGTGAGGATACGCAGGTTCAGGGCATGAAGCTGGATAGGGCTGCGGTGTTCAATGTTCTGGGTGTGGAAAACCTCACGGTGCTGCCACAGGGTATGACCACGCAAAAGGATGGTGTACATCCCGATATTGTGGCAGGGCTGTTTAATTACGATTCCGGCGCGGAAATGCTCAATGCTATGGTCGGCGCACCCGCGCTTAAAAAAGCCATTAAGGATGCCACGGATAAGGAAATGCTGGAGCGTTACGGCGATATGCTTACCGATGGCACATTGGAGCGCGAGGCTCTGGGGGCAATGCAGAATGCGGAACGCTCGGAACTGATTGCCTTTGAGCTAAAAGCACTATCGCGGCAGGCAAAGGTTGGCTATGTCCCGCGCGATGCTTACACCGCCTATGCAGAAAAAATCATCGGTGAAAAGAAACTTCGGGATGTGCGTCCTGACCATTACTACCATCTGGAGCTAAACGCAGCGCAGAAGGCAGGGGCAGCACTTGCCAAGGGTGATTATATCGCAGCGGTGGATTGGAAGAAAAAGCAGCTTATCAATCACCTACTTTTCCGTGAATCCCGCAAGGTTGTTGACCAGCGCGATAAAACCCTCAAGCAGTTTAAAAAACTCCTTAAACTTCCAGCAAAGGGTAAGCTGCGCATTGATGCCGCCTACCATGAGCGCATCCTAGAGGAGCTTTCACGCTTCAATCTGGGCGGCGTTATGAAGCCGGAAACCGTGGCGCGTATCACCAAGGAAGCGCAGGAAGATACAGAAAAACGCAAGGAGATAAACGAGTTCGCTACGGATATTCTGCCAAAAGCCCTGCAAAACCAAGCGAAAATGAATATCCGCGATTTATCCGTGGATGATTTCATGGCTCTCAGGGATGCTATCCTCACGCTGGAAACGCGAGGCAGGAACGAAAACAACATAGTGGTGGAAGGCAAAAAGGTGGAGCTTAACGCCGCTGCCGCTACAGGCGCGGAAACCATCCTGAAAAACATCAAAATGCGCGGATTGCGGGAGGAGGATTTAGCTAAGCAGCAAAGCTATGGGCGCAAATTCATCAACGGCTTGCTTGCTATCACCACCAAAATGCAAACATGGGTGGAGCAGATGGATGGCGGGGAAAAGCTCGGCTTTCTGGATAAGCACCTTCGCTCCGATGTTCGGGATTCAGAGGTGCAACGCGCCCTCCGCATGAAGCTGGAAGGCGAGCGTTACCTTGATATTCTGCACCGTCATTATGGTAAGCGCAGCATTAAAATGGGCGATGGGGAATATACCATCACCAGCGAAAACCTCGCCAATGAAAAGCTGTTTATCAATGATAAGGTCGGCACACTCACGCGGGAGAATATCCTTTCCGTTGCGCTCAACTGGGGCAATGAGCAGAACCGCCAGCGCATTCTTTCCGGCAGGCTGGATAACTGGAACATTGGAGATGTGGAGGCGATACTTTCCAAAATGCGGGAAAAAGATTGGCAATTCGTTCAGGAAACATGGGATTATCTGGATAGCTTCTGGGCGGAAATTGCCGCGCTGGAAAAGGAGCGTAACGGCTTTGCCCCCACTAAAGTGCAGGCTATTCCGGTAAAAACCTCTTTTGGCACATTATCCGGTGGCTATTACCCCTTGCGCTATGATTCTGATTTTTCCTCTGCTGCTGCTGATTTTGCCGTGGATGAAACTTTTAAGGAACTCCGCGCCGGAAGGTTCGGTAAGGCACAAACGCGACGCGGTCACACAGAGGAACGCGCCAAGAATGTTGACCTCAAGGTAAAGCTGGAACTCAGCACCATCTCCCGCCATGTGGATCAGGTGGTAACAGACCTCACCATGAGCCGCGCTATTGAAAGCAGCTATAAATTCCTCAAGCATCGGTACACACGCGGCGCAATAGATAGCACCCTCGGCGCAGATACTTACCGCCAGATGGATATGTGGCTCAAGGATGTTGCTGTGGGGCAGGTGAGGGCATCCGGTGCATTTGAGCAATCCCTGCGTAATTTGCGTTCCAGCGTTACCGTAGGGG